AACTCTCACACTTGCCGAACTCTCGCCATGCCCTCGCATGGTAGCGTTTTCGGTTCGTCACGTCGCGCATAGGTGAGCGCGTCGCGTCGTTTGGGTTCAGTTGGTAAGGTACGCGCCGTTGGGGTTGTGCCCTTTCGACGGCTCATACAATGCAGTTTATGCAAAACAATTGCAAGCGGTATTATTGAATAACCCCCTAAAATTCAATACTTAGGTTCGACGTTTGCGCAGGTAAAACGGTATAAAAGTTTAGTTGTGTAGGGAATGTGTAGGGCCAATTCCCGTGTTTGTGTATACAGTTTCTAGTCGAAAACGGTATGTTTTATGCAATTGGATACCTCACGGCTCATATCGTTTTGTATGTTTATGTTTACGTGAAACGTTACGTTTTATTGTTAACCCCCTATGGCTGTATTGGCCGTTTGTATATTTAGTATGGTGTTGTTTATGTTTTATGTTGTGTCTAGTTTGACCGTTTGAGTGTGTGACTTTGGGGAATTATAAATAAGGTTAGCAAAGTTGCATATAGAAAGTATTCTAGACAATATTTTATATTCTTCCGAATAGAAAATTGCAGGTAAAACCCTATATATGAGCATTCGCTCACGTGACGCATTCTAAAGCGTTTTAAGGCGTTACAGTGGCCTATATGGAGTTAGATAGCCTAGCACGTGGCAAAGCGTCGAAAATAGGCGTTACAGTGGCTTATATGGGTATTTGTAAGATGTTGGATGGACGTATTTTAGCAAGGTTTCAAGCAACGACGCGATATGTTGAGTTTGTTATGTTAGCGCATGATACCAAACTTTTTGTTTACCTAGCTAACTTTTAGTTATGGTCTATATCCTAGTTAGTTTGTGTGTTTTGGTGTGTATGCGTATGTATAGTGCGTATAGGTGTGTATATGTTGCTTATGTAGTAACCATTTACCAAACAATTTGTTTGGTTACCTTACAAATAATTTGTTTCTGTATAACCTAATTATTGACCCACTTTTTATATCTTCTGTAAGCCAACGAGAGACGTTTTGCGGGTGGGTTTTGCATAGAATGGGCAAATACTCATGGGGTACGTGTATAAAGCCTTAGAAGCGATTCTATCGGGGTCGTTTACCTGCTGTTTTGTTGCAAGTGGGCTTTTATGCAGAAAAACGTGCATAATATGCAAAACAAACGTGGATATATACGAAATGCTATGAATTGATAATCTTGAGTTAAATAGTGTATATCTTGTTTTAATCTGTAATGTTTTATATTTATATTGTTGCGTCTGGCATCAATAATGCAGCGTTTTATATTGTATAGTGTTTCATGTTGTATGTTTAATATCTTGTATTGCGCAATATTTTATGTTGTTTGTTGAACGTTTTATATTGTGTAATGTTTTATATTGTTTGTTTAATGTTCGGTATTGCATAAACTAAAATGCTAACTGTTTAACGATTGATATTATGCAATGTTTCGTGTCTATAGTTTAGCGTTTCATATTGCATTGAGCTGCATGATGTTTGGCATTAATAGTTTAATAGCTAATGCTGCATAATATAAGATATTAACAGTGCGATAGATAAAGCTATGCAATATAAGATATTAACTGTTTAATAGGTGATATCGTGCAAAACAAGATATCAACAATGCAATACAAGACGTTATGAGGCAAGAGAATAATAAATAAAGATAATAAGATAACGACTGGCGCTAATAAAATAACGATAGATATTGATTGTTAACGTTTGGTATTACATAGAGATAATGAGATTGAATAGATTGAATATAAGATATTGTGTAACGTAAGATGATGTTTAGATAATATGAGATGCTATATAATGGTGGTTTAGTGTTTTGTGTTGTAGGTGCTTTTTGTGTTGTATGTGCTATGTTTTCCGTTGTTCTGTTAATGTTCCATGATTATTTTCCAATGTTCCATAGACTGTTGAAAACTCCGGTGTGATTGTTGAAAACTTCGCGGTTTCTCCATATATTTTTCATATATCTGTTGAAAACTTGTTGAAAAGTGGGGATTAGCTGTTGAAAATCTGTTGAAAATCTGTTGAAAACTTTGTGTTGGTTGTTGAAAACTTGTCTCATATAAGATAGTGCCGACTCAATAAAAAGTGCGGGCTAGTAAATACGGAACGATAAAGAAAATAAAAAGCACCCGGCATAGGTAAATTAATGTTCGGTATTTGAATTGTTACGAATGGACGCTTTTTGTGTAATGGTACATTGGGGTATGTTTAAACGGAACACGTGTTCGGTTTACGCTCCAAAGGCCTAATGTGGTTCATCCACACACCACGCCAAAAATCAAACGCCACACAAAAACTCCACAATACATCACATAAAAAACATATAAAAAAATAAATAAAAAAAATAAAACATATAGAAAAATAAATAAAAAATATATGCAACCAACTACAGCAACCAACTACAAAACACCATAAAAATAAATATAAATATACATAATAAAACAACTAATACACATAATAAAATAAATAAATACACATAATAAAATAAACAATATATATCTATATGCATACATAGATACGTACAAAAAATAAACAACCTCACACGTCAACAATCTCATCAATCCCATCGCTCACCAACCCGAAATCAAACCCATACCATTCACCATCCCACCAATCACAAACCATCAAAATCAGCCAACCAAAATTACACCAGAAACACCATCAATAAAAAATGTATAGTCGGATTTCAACCGTACAATAAAATAGGTGAAATATAGTTCTACCTACATAGGAGCCTTTAAACACAGCAACAGGTAAACTATCAAGCATAGATAAAACAGCATATAAATAATGGTAAAATATATATGTCTGTATGACATAGTTCTCAACTACACGGTTAACAAACCCATATATGGAGATGTTGTGGATATTATGTGTATGTTATATTTATGTATATATAACATTTATCTATATATAGCCTTATTTTAAATATATATAAGAAATATTGTTTATAGTATGATTTCTATGTATATCATAGGTATTTCTATATGTTTTTTATATATATTATTGTGTGCTTTATACAAAGAACATAGATTTAATGTTGTTAATAAAAAAGCCCCATAGGATTGCTCCTACAGGGCTGTAATATATGTCTATATAATTTATTTATTTTTATATTCTTACATACTTATCTATGATATATCTATACATCTTTAAACCGTCAACGTCAGATATCTTTTTGCCGAAAAACGATATAAGGCTATTGACTATGACATCGTTGAATCTTTTCCTGTATGAATCATACTGGCTCTTATCATACTCATCAACACCATAATCACTTAACAGCGTCAGTCTCCTTATCTTCTCTACACGCTCATAACCGTCGAACATGTTTGAGATAAATAATATCATATCGTTATACAATCCCTTGTCCACGACATCTGGCAAAGCATTTAATTTATTATTTTTAATATACGTCTCCATATATCTGTTCCACACATCGAGATAGCTATCCATATATTCAAATTTCTTATTTACGGTATCGCTATACGCTATGATTCCATAATCAAATGCAATACCTTCAATTTTATCTATCTTATGGTATATCAATGAACGTCTCTTCTCTATTATCTTCTTGTTGATATCTTTCCAAGCGTTATAGAACTTGCTCGTAAGAGCGTCATTATCTGAGTTGTCTATACTGTTGTTCTGCAATATATCTCTGAAATCAGCGGGAGCATCATAGAACCTGTCACCATATAATCCGAAATATTTGCTTATCTCGTTGTTGGAGAAGTAAATCTGATATAGATTAGTCTGATGGTTGTATATGTTCCTGTTCAGTTCCCTACGTATAAACAAGGCGAACAGATAATCAAATTCTTCTTTAAGTTTCTCCTTGGCACCGGAACCCAATCTTGCTCCACCGTTATATTTCCTACCGTCATTGATACAGTATAGCTCATGATGTATATTGATTATCTTATATGTCTGTTTCGTAGGATTCTCCCAACTGAAAGACTCTCTCCAACGATTTAACTGATTTATCTTAGCTTGTCCCGTCTTGCATTTTTCATTGAATAGAGAGCATAGTTCTTTATATTTATATGTGTCACCTATTCTTAGAATGTTTTCTAAGTCTATTCTCGAAATATTTTTCGAGTTTATTCTCGAAACTTGTTCGTTTTCGGTATCTATGTTCTTCATAAATTTACTTGTGTCCTTCATCAAGTCATTCATTTTCCAAAAATTGATAAATACATATAACTTATAGCGTTCGCTTCGCTCACGTTGTTTCGTTCACGTTGTTTGTTGTTTTGGATTTTACTGAATAGAAGTTGTCGAATAATTTTTACGATAGTAAAAGTTGTCGAATTGATTTTTACCTAATAATAATATATATAGGGTTTTTTCAATTCGACAACTTTTTGAGATACTAATTTAGTAGTTTTCAAAAAGTTATTCTTGTCCAGTCAATCATGATAGAAAATTTAATCGGTTATTTTCAATCTTTCGGTATGCTTCTCAAGATTTGCCATACCCTTCTCATTGTTCAGAACAAGATATCTCTGTTTGGTTGTTTTGCCGTTTCCAGATAGATAGGATATCTTCTGTGTAACCAATTCTTTTTTCTTCAATTTCGATATGGATGCTTTGATGGCATACAAGGTTTCACCGAACATCTTAGAGAACTCATCATTGGTCAGCTTGCAGCAGCGGCCATGTGTTGTCTCTTCTTCTATACGTGATAGGATAAGGATATCCAATGGCTTGAGTCCGGTGTTGAAATACTCTCTATTAACCCACATGTACTTCCTTGGTATATTAGGCATATCGTTATCTCCAATCTTAGTGTGTTTTGTTTTTAGCGTGATTATATCGCTTTAGCGTAATTATATCATATGGTTACTGAATATGTGTTTAACAATTATTGGTGGTATCTATATTACCCAAAAATACATAAATATTTCATGGCATCATATAATTGTGTAGAAATTGTGAAAGAAATTTTCACATGTTTAAACGTTCTCATATTATGGTATAATAAAACAGTCTTGTAATAAGGGTTATCTGATTTATTATAAGATAATCTTGTTTATTATAACAGATAAGGTTATATCTTGGCAGTTGAAACTGATAGGGTTATATGTTCGAGGGGGATGAAGTTATTGCTAGATAAACAGATAAACGTTTTTGCTTTAGATACGTCTGATTTCTACAGCAATAGAGAGAAGTATTTGCATTCTATCAACCATAAGATTCGTTCTGAAAGAAACAAGCTTATAAATGGTGGTAAAATTGGCAAGAGAAATATTGTTGGAATCAAGGAGCTTGAAAGGAATCTTGAGGGATATGGTATCGAAAAAGAAACGCTCAAACGTATTGCTGATGGTGATTATGATTTTTCTGTTCACGGTGATGATGCTGATGTTGTACGCGGTATCTACAATGACTATATAAATAAAAAGGAACTCGTATCGCAGAAGAACAAGAAAGCAAAGGAAACAAAAGACGCTTTGCTGAAGCTGTTGGAGAACAAGGTTGATGCGAACATTGTGTCTCATTCACAACATCATATACGTGAGCTTCGTGACGATGCCGTATCTGATAATAAAATCATATCAGTATTCGATTCTTATTTTACTCGTACCATCGGTGCGAAACCGAATGAGTTTTCAGATGATTTCATGATTGTCAAGGTGTTTTATTTCTCTGTTCTTAAAGACTTGATTTACAACGGATTTATGTATAAGGGAGAAAAGTATATATATTTTACATCAAGTGCTGGACAGATTAGAACTAAGAAGTGCGTGTTCGTCAAGGAATCTGTGTGGAAAAAATATGAGAAGTCTATCATGTGCGGGCTTACCATAGACGATATCAACGCAAAAGGAGGCAACAATCCTAACAAGCATCTTGCTTATCTCGCTCTTGCGAATTCCGCTACAGATGTATGGAAGGAATTCGATATCGATAAGGCTATTGTGATTGATGACTTTGAGACTGAGGTATATGGAACGTTTGATTTTGTGAGCGATGTCGATTATACGATTACACGCGAGCATGGACATAAACCGATTACCCATACAGATGGTGCCGGTATGATGCTACCAAATGCATTTGGTGTACCGCAGAAGAACAAGATGGTACGTATACCGTGGATTAAAGGTTTGCTCGGTGTATTTGATTTTAAGAAGTTCATTGAATATCATGGATGCTCCCCTATCATAAAGGATATTTACGGGGTAGAGCATGATGTGATTGCCGAGAATATTCAGGTCATTTTCACGAAGTCGCAGTTTAAGCTTTGGAAATACTATTCTAACTGGAACAGATATAAAGAGAAGTATAAGAGATATAATTGCACGGCTGGTGTTGCGAATATCGAGGAAGACAGAATCAAGAATGCCACAATCAATTATCAGATGTTGCAGAGCTTGACGGATATTACAGATGAAGAGATTCTTGAGATTGCTTCGAAGTCCGTAGATAAACTCAACAACATATGTTCATCTGTAGATAATATCAAAAACATTTTTGATATTACGCCGTACAATATGAACAAGAGTGCATTTCAGAAATGCGTTGAATTGTATCCGAACTTGTTGAACGATGAATATGCGAAGTACCAGATTAGGAAGATTAAAGACAGCATCGTTAAAAAATGTAAAGCTGGAAAGCTTGATGTAAACGGTAAATACACATTCATCTTGCCTGATTTCTATGCGGCATGTGAATATTGGTTTTTAGGAATCGATTCACCCAATGGTCTGCTTGATAATGGAGAAGTATTTTGCTGGCTATTTAGAAAGAGCGAAGAAGTCGATTGTCTGCGTAGCCCTCATTTGTTTTTGGAGCATGCGATAAGAAAGAATAAAGCATACAATGGATGTGACGATAGAGATTGGAAACGTGAATGGTTTATCACTGATGCTGTATATACAAGTTGCAAGGATATGATTAGTAGAATTTTACAGTAAACGTGCCTGCTGTACCATATGGAAACATAGGGATATCAAACTTCGTGAACACAGAAATCTGGGGTGTGTGGTTCACATATTGGAATCGTAGGAAATGACGATTTGGAGCCATGCTAACAGGGGAAACCATAATGGCAATCCTGTGGGAAGTTATCGAGTGTTTAATATTTAGTGTGTGCAAAGACACGGACTCAATGCACACAGTATCCATGTTGCCTTGCAAAAGAAAGATTATTTTAAGGATTGGAAATTTACACTCGATAAAACCTTAAACGACTATCGAAAGGATAGCATCTGCCTAAGTCAAATAGATAAGGTTAGATGCGAATAACCGAGTAGAGTACATTTGCGGTGCAATTCCGCATTTGGAAGTGCGAAGCACCTAAGTTCGAAAGAATATGGTGAAGATATAGTCTAGCCTAGAAATTATATTGTTATATTTCTAGGTCGTTGATGTTGATGGAGATAAATCGCTAGTTGTATCAGACAAAACGTTAATCGATGTTGCTAAGCGTAATATTGAGAAGTTCAATATTGTTCCTTTATATTATGATATGAAAAAAGCGCATGCTGTTCAATTGAGCAATGAATCTATTTATAATGGATTGAATGCTGCATTTGTTGGTGGTAATATCGGGATTTACAGTAACAATATTTCAAAGATTTGGAATAGCGATATATTTATCAGTGGTAACATATATGAACAAAAAGAGGCGATTGATTTAATTAGGATATTATGCATGGAAAACAATTATGTTATCGATTAAATTCTAGTCGCTACATGTGGTGACACATGTAGAAAAGCTGGTGAACCCAGAAATCTGGGGTGTGCAGTTCACATATTGGAATCGTAGGAAATGACGATTTGGAACTGTGCTAACTGGGAAACTCTAAGTGGTTTATAAACCATATGACAATCCAGTGCCAAGCCTCGTATTTTACGAGGAAGGTCAAACGGCCATTCTGAAAGGAAGTAGGTTTCGGGTGAGATTCCCGTTACCGAAGTGCCAGCTAAGCACAATTAACACATTAAAGTATAAAGTGGCGTAAAACAAATAGAAAGGAGGAAAATGATAAAAGATTATTTTGAGAGAATTGATACGGAAGCTAAGGCATATTGGCTTGGTTTTTTATATGCAGACGGATGCGTTTCACAAGATTTAAAAAGTGTCGTATTAGAGTTATCTTCTGTTGATGAAGACCATGTATATAAATTTGCCAATGCTATAGGCAGTAATCATAAAGTTTCTGCGCATGGAAAAAATAAAAATTTTACTCGTATTGTCGTTTCGTGTAAGCAAATGGGAATAGATTTATACAATCATGGATGTGTTCCTAGAAAATCAATGATATTAGAATTTCCAAAAGACAATATAGTTCCAGAAGGTTTAATATATCATTTTATTAGAGGATATTTTGACGGAGACGGATGTCTGTCTCATAGCTCTGGAATGCGAAAGAGAAATGATAGAAATGAGAATAAGTTGTATCCGTATGATAAATGGTTTTTAAAATTTGTTGGCACAGAATCTATGTTAAATGGAATAGCACATTATATGGATATGTCCAATAAGCTATATAGGCCAACAGACAACAAAAATCATTATTCGTTAAAATGCGGAGGAAAGATTCTCGTTAAAAATAAAATGGATAAGATATATGAAAACGCCACGATATATCTTGACAGAAAATACGATAAATATATTGAACTGTGTAATAATTGTGCTTAATGATATGGTCTACTCCCCTACTGAAATATCGGGAAACCGAGGGTATAAAGGTATGCTAAAACCCTGTATAAACCAGTGCGCCCAGATGAAATAAACAGCAAGATAAATTCATTCACAAACAATCCCCTCCCCCATTTTTTCAAGTATGCAAAAGATAAGAAAGAGTATCAGGTTGTTCCTGCAAATCTTAGTTTTGTAAATAAGCTTGAGAATATCATTATCAATCCGAGAATGAATTTCAAAAAGTTTGGACTTGGGGAAATCGATTATCGATTATTGATGCATAACCCAGATATCGATGTGAATATGTCATTTGCGAAGAACGGGAGGATTGTCGAAGAAGAGACAGACCCTGTTATTGTTGAGTATAGTAAGTTTGAGCGTAAGCACTATCTGGCAATCGACCAAGCTGTCAATTCCTCTAAAAACAATAAAAGCGAAGCTTACATTAGGGCGCAGGCTAAGCTGTCTAATATCTCAGATGAGTTTAAAAACGCAATGTCTCGATTTGGTAAAGATGATTATGAGATAACCGATATTCTTGTTAAGTATCTGTATGGAACAAACAAAAAAAATAAGACTGCTCTTTGGCTTTGCTATGGTGACATTATTTATGAGAACCTATCTGGTAGGATTAACAAGAAAACAAAGGAGGTTCAGTGTGTTGATTGCGGCGAGTGGTTTGAAGTAAGTGTTTTTGATTCTGCTACTTGTCGTTGTAAGGACTGTGCAGAAGAACATAAGCGCGAACTTGCTAGAATTCGTAAGCAAAATCAACGTAAAAAAATAAAATGTCACGCGACCCTTTAATATAAATAAACAACATATAATTAAGGTTATATATCATTTTTATTAAAATAAATAAACAACATAGAAATGAGGCTGTTTGAAAGCTTTAAAAATATTGACATATGGAAGACATACAAAATATTAAGTTTTTCGCAGCCTCCTTTAATTTTATTTGGAGGTATTCGAATGGATAAAAATAAAACCGTATATACGAAAGCGCAAATCATCAAGATGGTTGCTCGTTCTGCTCGAATCAGAACGAGTCTTGTCAAAAAGGTGTATGAAGAATTAGAAAATGAGATTGTGCAACTTCTTGCAACGGCAACCAAAGATAATGATATAAGCTTGCGTTTGTTTGAAGGTATTTCCATTGATAGTGAGTTTCTGCCGCCTAAAGAGAAAATAAATAATCTTACCGGTGAAACCATTACAACTCTTGAGAAGATTAAAGCCAAAGCCAATATTACTCGTTATTATTGTGAGAAGCTGCTACGGCATAAAGATTCAGAAGAGTAATTTTATATCGGTATATCCGGTCACATTGTTGGCTGTATATATAGGTTCTTGTAAAAGAACCGTTTGTTCTTTGCGTGTTCATATTCTTACACCTTTCTTAGCTCTGCTGCTGCGGCTATTTATTATCGAATAGTCGTAGCAGCCCCTTTGAGCTTGATATCGGATACGCAAAAGAATATGTTCATTTACTTTTATAAAGAACAATAAGTTTCTGTTTTGCGATGTTTCGCATTTTATTTTAATAGGTCGGATTAGTTTAAACAAAACAACCGGCAATATACAAAGAAAGGCTTGGAAGATGCCTGTGAAAAACGGGTGTCTGACCTATTAAGCCACTTTTAGAGCTGAGGTGGTGTATGAATTGGATTTAAAGAAGCAAGAAAATGAGAATGATGAACAGTTTATTTGGAGAATATGTCAATATAAAGACTCTGGTTTATTGGACGTTGGTTGGGATGAAGTTGCAGGCATATTGAATAAAGAGCTGGGTCTTGAAGATTCGCCGCTCACTGAAGCCACTTTTAGAAAACCTTATCAGCAAGCAAAGAGATTTTATGATGCTGGCGTATTCAATGCCGATGCAGAAGATACATATCTATCAGAACTTCGTTTTCAAAAGCAAGAGCTTGAAAAAGAAAAGGTCAAGGTTAGAGATGAACGTAATGAATTAAGGCGAATGCTTCGCGAGGAAGCGCGTAAGGAAAGCTTTAAAGACCAGATTATTAGGTCTATACGTGAATGCGATGTAGAAACTTTAGATTATAATGAAAATAAAAAGATTGATACTGCTATAGATAGCGATAATGATTTAATTGTTACCCTTAGCGACCTTCATACAGGTATCAATGTAGACAACTTTTATAATACATTTAATGAAAATGTTCTTAGGCAACGCTTGAATTCATATTTAGATAAGATTTTTAAAATACAAGCACGTCATAATTCTGAGAATGCAACTGTTGTTGTTGGTGAAATCATTTCTGGATTAATTCATACAACGTTAAGAATTGAAAATAATCAAAATGTTATCGAGCAATTTTTAACAGCTATTAATTATATATCAGAATTTTTGATGGAGCTTAGCTATAGGTTTAAGCATGTCGCTGTATTTGTTTGTCCCGGCAATCATTCGCGTGTTATTGCAGACAAGGAATCTAATGGTAAAGGGGAAAATTTTGATAATCTCATTATTCCATTCTTAGAATCTAAACTGCAAAACTTCCCGAATATTAAATGCTATAAAAATGAAGTTGAAGAATCTGTTGCGATGTTTAATATTCGTGGACATATTGCTATGGCTTCTCACGGAGATAAAGATTCGCCTTCTAATGTGGTTCAAAAATTTACCATGATGTTCGGAGTTAAACCAGAAATTGTGATTTTGGGACATAGGCATACTAATGCTTTAGATACAGTATATGATTCAAAGGTATTAACGTGCGGATGTGTTTCGGGCGGAGATAATTACTGTTTAGATAAAAGGCTTCGAAATCGCCCCGAGCAAATTGTCGCTGTTATTAACGAAGACGATTGCTTAGATTGTTTTTATGATGTCAAATTTTAAATAAGATGGGTGTTTGAATGAGTTCGAAACTTTATTGTTGTTATTCTATTAATCTTAGAAATTTTTTAAATAATAACGGCTTAAAATATGAATTAGCAGCATTAAATCCTAATTCTAAAAAATTATTTTGGGTTTATATTAAAAATGACAAATTAAATAAATTATTAAATCAGTGGTCTATAAAATAAATAACCTGTTTTTGATTATTGTTATGTTTTTATGTAAAAATATTTGGAGGTATTATGGAACATAACTATAAAATTTATATGCATAAAAATAAGATTAATGGTAAAGTTTATATAGGACAAACGTCAAAAAGCCTAGACGAAAGATGTGGAAAAAATGGGTCGGGATATATTGGGTGTATAAGATTTTATAATGCTATACAAAAATATGGTTGGAATAATTTTGAACATGAAATTATTGAAGACAATATTTTAGATAGAGAGACTGCAAATAAAAAAGAGATTTTTTATATTAAATTATATAATTCTACAGACCCAAATTTTGGTTATAATCTTCAATCAGGAGGTTATATTTCTGGCGAATATATGTCGATAGAAGTACACCAATACTCTCTTGATGGATATTATATGAACACATACGACTCATTATTGGAAGCGTCAGATAAAACTTGAACACAGCAATCTGGCATTTCATCGTGTATTAATGATAAAAATAAAACTGCCGGAGGATATCGGTGGTCAACTGAGAAAGTTGAGTATCTTGGAGAATTAAAATACGATTATAATACGAAACATGTCTTTGCGTATGATTTTAATGGATATTTTGTTAAAGAATACGATAGTTCTCATATTGCTGCAATTAGTATTGGTGTGAAAAATGAAGCACATATCGTGTCTTGCTGTAATGGGAGTCGTACATATGCATATGGATATCAGTGGAGATATGAAAAATATGATAAGATTGAAAGCATATCGGTTCCAAAAGTCGGAATGGGTGTTTTTCAATTAAATACAGATGGTTCATTTATTGGGTTTTATGAATCTCTAAAAGATGCTGCAAATATTTTTGATAATACAAATAATAAGGCATATTGCTTTATTAATCATTGTTTAATGCATAAGTGCCAAACTGCATATGGATATATATGGATTTATGAAGACGAATATAAAAATTTTAATATAGATGATTATACTGAATATTTTAAACATGTATATTCAAAGTTAACCATTGATAGAGTGCGAGAAATTAAGATATTATTAAGAGACAATGATTTAACACAAAAAGAAATGCAACAACTTGCCGAACAATATAATACCAGTTTAAGTTCTCTTAATCATATTAAACATGGGAGAACATGGAAGCATGTTGTTGTTTAATTTATTAACGTTAAATTTTAAACAAAATATATATATGGCGGCATTGTTTACTCGGTGCCGCTTTTATTTGTTTTTTTTGGCTAAGAAAATGAAGGTATGAACTATATGAAGAAGTGGTGTTTATGGCGCATATTATGCCTCCAAAACCAGCCATAGCTAAACCTAGTCGCTTGACGTGTTCAAGGTGTGGAAGACAAATAGATATAAATGATTTATATAAATCCGAAAGTTCTTTTTTTAACACTTATAAAAAGGTTCCATTTTGTAAGGATTGTATAGATGACCTTTATCAAGAGTTTTACGAACGGTATTCTAAACAAGGATATAACATGCCTGAACGTAAAGCCGTTGAGCGTATATGTATGGTTTTGGATATTTATTTTAAAGAACTTTTTTTTCAGAGGGCTATGGCTCAATATGAGAAGGCCCCTGAGACTTCTTTGATTATGTTTTATATCAGAGAGTCAAGAACTGGTAGAAATTATAGAAAAACTTATGATGATACAGTGAAAGAACGATTCGAAGCATCAAAAGAAGAAAAAGAGATTAAATCTATTTATGATGACGATGACGCAGAGTTTGATATGCGTATCGAAAAGGGCAAAAAGATTTTCGGCCAAGGATATGAAAGAAGCGATTATATCTTTCTATATGACCAGTATAGTGATTGGACTGCGCGACATGAATGTGGTACCAAATCTCAAGAAGAACTTTTTAAGAATATCTGTTTAACGCAGCTTAGTCTTAATAAGGCACAGAAAACAAATAATGTATCTGAGATTAAACAATTAAATGATGCGTATATTAAGTTGCTAGATTCTGCAAAATTGCAGCCCAAGCAAAATGCCGGTGATACCACTGCTGAGAATCAGACTCTTGGTACGCTGATTGATAAATGGGAAAATACCCGTCCTGTTCCTGAAATCGATGAAGAACTTAAAGATGTTGACAAGATAGGTCTTTACATCGATGTATTCTTTCGTGGGCATCTTGCAAAGATGTTGAATATCAAGAATGCATTCTCTCATCTATATAATAAATTTATGGAAAAATATACTGTACGTAAACCGGAATATGCTGACGAAGAAGACAATGAAGCCTTGTTTGATGCAGTATTCGGAAGTACATCTATGGACGAAGAATCTTCTTATCGTGATGATGAGGGGGTGGTATAATGAGTACGCGAAAGCTATCTGAAAAAGAAATCGCCAACGAGAAGTCTAGGCGAATCATGGAGGGTGTCGCGTACTGGTAGGACTGCCTTTTACCGCAGCAATCCTCAAAGATTTGTTAAAGATTATTTAAATGTCAAACTTAAATTGTTTCAAAAGATATTGCTTTATGCGATGATGCATAACTATTATATACTTTACCTCGCGGCGAGAGGACAGGGCCAAACAACATTATTTTAATGTTGTTTTACCCGCTTAACCAGTAATGGTTTTGAATAAATAGTGCGGAATTAAGCGTGGAAGTCCTTCAATAATATTGGATAACACGAACCGAAGGTCAGATTTAAAAATTTGGTCAGGGGCAACGCATAGGTTCTGGAACTCACAAGAGAAGATAATGAATCCAAGAGGCCGCACCACCCTACTCTTTTAGAGGGGTGAAAATATATGCTGAACTACGTTCAATGATAAAGGCGTAGAAGGTTAGATAAAAAGCTAATCGATAACAAAAATTGAAGACATTCCTTACGGCGCTCTTTGCCGTAGTTAGATGCATCCTATATCCAAGAACGCAAATCGTCGTGGTATCAGGAACATTAAAACAAGCAAATGAAGTATTGGAAAAAATAGAAAATATCTTTATGAAGCAATATGGTTGGGGTTCTGAGAATCTTAAAGCAGAGATATCGGAATGTAAAATTGGTCAAAACGATAGTAGAATTGTATTTAGAAATGGTTCGTATATCAAGACCGCTACTGCTTCTGATAATGCTCGTGGTCGAAGGGCTAATGTGCTTATCATCGATGAATGTCGTTTAGTGAGTCTTGATGTAATCAATACGATTCTTAAGAAGTTTCTAACTGCTTCTCGTCAACCGGGATATCTGAGCAATCCTAAATATAAGCATTTGCAAGAGCGCAATAAAGAAATTTATATGAGTTCTGCATTTTATAAAGACCATTGGTTATTCGATAAGGCCAGAAGCTATTGTGTTAATATGCTTGATGATAAACGTAAATACTTTATTTGCGGTTTGCCTTATCAGGTTTCAATCAAAGAAGGGTTGTTAGACCGTGGACAAATTGAAGACGAGATGTCTGAATCAACGTTTGACGAGATTAAGCAAACCATGGAAATGGATTGTTTGTTTTATGGAGATACGGATGATGCATTCTTTTCTTTTGATGATATCTCAGAAAGACGAAAACTTAAGAACCCAATGTACCCGCCGAGTATCATGGCGAATAAAACATATAAGATTCCAGACTTGAAAGAAAACGAACGAAGGATTCTTTCTGTAGATATCGCACTTATGGCATCCAAGAAACATAAAAACGACGCTAGCGCGATTATTATTAATGATGCTATACCGACAAGTGGTGGCAACTATATATCAAATATTATCTGGATGGAAAACCACGAAGGGTTAAATACCGATGAGCTTGCGTTGATAATTCGCAGGTTATTTAGCGTTTATAAATGTACGGATTTATGCGTAGATACCGCAGGCGCAGGTTTAGGTGTTTATGACAAATTAATTCAAGATATGGTTGACCCTGAAACGGGAGAACTTTATCCGGCGCTATCTTGCCGTAATGATAAAGATATGGCTGCAAGATGCAAAATCGAAAATGCTCCTAAAATTATCTGGTCAATTAAAGGCAATCCTTCTTTTAATAATGAGATTTGTATTCTGCTTCGAAATGGATTTAAAACAAATAAAATAAATCTGCTTGTCAATGAAGTTGAAGCAGAAGACGTTCTCGCTAAAAAGTTTAAAGGATTTAATAAAATGCCAGTGTATGAGCAGGTTAAATATCGTATGCCATATATTCAAACTTCTCTTCTAGTCACAGAACTTACAAAGCTAGAATACGAGGTTAAGGGTACTAACGTTAAAATAAAAGAACGTACAGGTATGAGAAAAGACCGGTACAGTTCTCTTGCTTATAACTATTGGGTTCAGTGTCAATTGGAACGAGAGATTCTTCGCAAACCTAAAGCTGAATTCAATATCAATGATTATGCAAAAAGAATAAAAAGATTAAATCATAAGCCGATTTCTTATTAGAGGGAGGTGAATAGATGCAAGATACTAAATATGTAGAAGCATATAGTGAAGATGCATATAATCGAGACGAAGTTAAATTTGATGCAGATATGAAATCTGGCAACGTCGATTTTAGTAACTTTAGGCGATTAATGGTACATGATATTCTAAACAATACTAAATTAATTGATACGGGGTATATCGGCCCTGTAAAATTAGAAGATGTACAA